TTTTACATAATTTTTTCTAGCTTGTTTTCTTTGGCTCGATTTACCTTGATGTACTTCTCTAGCTTTTTTTAGAAAGTCTACAGCCCTGGATAAGTCTCCTGTTCTGGACTTTCTAACTTCAGCATATAGATCTTGAATTACCTGTACTCTTAAATTCTTTTGCATAAGCAGCGGCCATCACTTCATGGAGTGTTTTATAGTATGTTACCTCAGTATTACTTTGGTAACACCAGCCTTTTGTAGTATTTAAGATTCTAACCATAACTTTTAGCCCATTTTTTCTGAGACATAATTATTTCTGTTAATGTTTTCTCATTCACATCATTTACGTCATCTTTACTCCATAGCTTTATAAGCTGTTCTAATTCCCTTATACGCTTTTGGGCAGCTTCAATTCGTTGTTTTTTGGTCAATGTGTTTCCTCCCAGGTGTTTCCTACAGATACTTCAGCAACGGCAGGAACTCTACCTAACCACTTTGATTCTGCATTTTCCATAATATCCTTTAGTTTTCTAGCCCATGCGTCAGCAAATTGCTCCTTAACTAAAAGTATTAATTCATCGTGTACTGCTGCTGCAATCCTTACTTTATCTTCGCCACAAGCCTTAAC